AGTTAAATCGCGCTGGCTTTAGTTGCTTGAGGCGTGTTGTTGCGTCCCAAGTATAGTCTACGTTTTCTTTTAGTCTGTAGTCTGAAGATGTGTTGTAGTTAGTAACTGAGCCAGTCCATGCTATTGAGCCGACAGACGACCCCGCAACATTTAGAAAGCGTATACCAAACCCTCCATTGGAAACACCATTCTGAAAAGTTGCTACATGCTCACTACCCGTTCTGCTTTTGACCTGCAAAGGACCGCCAGCACTAATTAAAGTTGACGTAGTCCCCAACAGCAAGTTGCCGCTGCTGATGCGCATGGCTTCAGACCAAGAAATGGCCGCATTAGCAGAACCAGAAGGAGCATATCTCCAAACATGCGTACCATTCGCTTGTAAGTATTGACTTGCTTCGTCTGTATTAATGTATTCCCAACGACTGTTTGTGCTATCTCTATAGACGTTGTTGCCCATATAAACACCAGCACCAGCACCTGTGCTATCTACATTTAACGTAAGGTTTCCACCAATTTGTAATGTATCAAAGCCAGACTTTATTGAACTAGGAACACACCCAATCCCAACATTACCCCTATCTAGGACAAGATTGTTGGCATATGAATCACCATCGTTTCGCAAATCAAATGCGTATTTTACTAAACCAGATGCAACAACTTGTTTTAACTTTAAGTCAAACTCGCTACCATTGCTTAGGGAATACATCCAACTTTGAACATTATTTGTACCAGTCCCCTGTGCGCTGGGCTGAACGGTTAAAGGGCTATCTGGCGCACCTGTCCCAATCCCAACCAGACCTGCCGAGCTAATGTGAAGTCGTTCCTCACCGTTAGTATCAAGTCGCATAGACTTAGCGCCTATAGCTGCTATTTTAACATCATTGCCAGTTTGAGTGCCTATAAATAAATTGCTTGCACCCGTAGGATGTTTAATCTCAATCCCATTACCTACAAATGAGCCTGCTTTGGTTGAAGCGGAAGTTGTAACCGTTATCGTACTTGATGTTGCTAAAGTACCCGTGATGTCTACGCCGCCTGTGAAGGCTCCACCAGCTTTTGGCATCTTTGTAGCCAAGGCAGTTATGAGGGTCGAATTATACGAAGCATCGTCATTTATTGCCTGAGCTAATTCGTTCAAATCGTCCAAAGTGGAAGGTGCACCACCAATCAAAGTTGTAATCTTATCAACGACATACGCAGTCGTAGCTATCTTTGTACTATCATCGCTTTCAGCCTGGGTGGCCGCTGTGGATAGCCGTGCGGCAGCTATAGTTCCAGTTATGTTTGCGGCGGGTACATCGATGCCCAAGCCTTCTATGTCACTCTTAGTTTGATCGGCTGTAGCGCTGACTTCAATCCCAGCTAGTTTGCTACCCATCGCCGCGACGTCTTGGCCATCGACTGTGCCCGTGACCGCCAGGTTCTGCACCGTGGTGGTCCCAGTGAAGGAGCCGTTTGAAAGCTGGAAGGTGCCAAAGGCAACTACTTCCAAGATGTCATTTGCAGTGGCCCCAGCCGCTAAGACTATTGATGTGCCACTTGTTGCTGTGAAGTCCCCAGCCGCTAGTTTGACTCCGTTAAGGTAAATATCTGCAAACCCGCTATCGTAGGCCAGAGGATTACCATTTGCATCATTGCCTGTTACAGTCGTTTGGTTAGCCGTTAGCGTATATGCAAACCGTGCGCTTGTACCATTGATTGAGCTACCAGCGTTTATCCAGCCACCAGACGCCCGTACTTTAAGCACATCAGATCCGGTGTCGAAGTAGAGCATGCCAACAGCCAGGGAGCCACCAGCGGCGGTCTGTGTGGGTGCAGATGAGTGAGCCCCTAGGAAGTTGGCGGTTACAGCAACGGCGGTGTTCTTTGAGGCAGTAGAAGTAGTTGCCGACGATGCACTTGCAGTTGCTTGATTAGATGCAGTTGTAGCACTGGCGGAAGCCTCGTTTGCCTTTGTTGAGGCAGTATTCTTGAAGCCTTCCGCCTGACCCTGAGCCGCTACAGCCAAGTCCTTGGCCGCCAGGGAAGCATCTTTGGCCACTACTGAAGCATCTTTTGCTGTCACGGCCAAGTTTTTAGCCGCGAGGGAAGCATCTTTGGCCACTACAGAAGCGTCTTTTGCAGACACACTGGCAACCTTAGAAGCAGTCGAAGCGGTAGCCTGGGCGGTGGAGGTAACAGCAGAGGCCGCGGCCTGGGCGGCGCTAGATGCCGCTTGGGACTTACTAGCCTCTATAGCGTTTGTTTGGTTATTTGTGACGGCTGTGCCAGAAAAGAAGCTAGTTTTACTCATTTTTAATCCTCATACGTTGTGCTGGGCCGTATCACCTGAGTTCCGCCACTTTGTTCGCTCGAGTTTGCCTGTTCTTGTATCTCAGCTAGAAATTGAGAGGCTTTCGCTTCAAATGTCTGGGAGCGCTCATCGAGGAAGTAATCGGCCGCGTAGGAAAGCGCCGTGTAGATCAAAAGGTCAGGGCCTAATGTCGTCAAAGTGTTTGTGCTGGCGTCAGCAGTGAGCGCGCCAAAGCTTCCATAGTAATTTAAAACGACAGTGCCGGTGGACGGGCTCGGGTGTAAAAGGAAAGTACCCTGTACCCTGGTAAAATGCTTAGGCGTTCCTACTTGCCCACTGTCCTGGGCCCCTATCATCTCATGCAAAGGGAGACGGGTAAGAGCATACTTACCGGAGTATATGTCGATAGCCTCAATTAGGTCAGATGGGATAACAACTGAAGCAACACCAAAGTCATTGTTTGATACATCAGTTGCTACGTTGTACGTGTGCGTCTTCTCCATCGGTGGTATTCTTAGAAGCCTAGTAATTCGGCTCTGGGCCTGGTCGATAAAAGTATCAGCCAATGCGGCGGGGCAATCGCTCCTGTTCAAAACTGCAATAAAATGGGCGCGCAATTCACCTCTGTTCATCTTAAATCCTTTTTTCTGTGGCCATAAACATGCCCAGGTCCTCTTTTTTGAGGCGTGCAATTATGTCAGGTCCCGAGACGTTCCATATGTCGAATCCGTCCCGTAGCCATGCCTCGGCCACAGCAGTGGGGATGGAAGCTACACGCTGGTAATTTCCGATGCCTTGGCTACTGCTGGCGTTTCTCGCGTCTTTCAGGTCATCAAGAAATGCCTGAGTGATATTTTGGCTGTGCTTCAGTACCAGGCCACTGGTGTCCTCGAGGAACTCGGTGGAGGTCTGCTGTAATTCTGTGGTCAATATATGCTTCCTTTAAAATGCAAAAAGCCCACCCAGGATCCAACACAACAAGGAGAGCAAAAACCTGTGTGGATCCTGGGTGGGCTTAGTAACTAAGGGCCGAAACCCTTAGTATTTTTTTACGACAGACCTGAGATCTTTACAGAGTCGCCGTGATTAATGTGCTTGCAGGATACTTCCCCGACTATGTGGTGGCGATCTGAGTCACCATTCGCACTAAGAAGAGTACGGGTAAACGGACGTAATACACACTGTTTGAACATTGTCGGGTCCACGAGCAGCGCATGTGTGGGCTTAATATTCCGCGAAAGCACAACTTTATATGTACCAAATGGGCTCACATAAATATCCACCGCATTCACCAGTGTTTTGCCCTGGGCCACTTCCCGATTACGACCACTGGCCGCGGCGAAGCCAGAAACTAACATTGCGTCAGCCGCTTTCACGAGAAAAATTGTTGGATCTGAGCCGTTAGCATAAGCTGTCTGTCCTGCGGTTAAAAGTTTTGCTTCGGTTAACGCGTCGGCTGCTGCCCCTCCGGCATCTACGTCTGTACTGATTTGGTTGATTATGCTTTGCATCTTACGCGCAGCACTAGCTGAACCGGCAACTGCGGCTTGATCTAAGCCAATGAGAGCATGCTCATAATCTCGCTTTATTTCCTTTAGGGCTTTCGCCATTTGGTACGCAGTCTCTTTTGCTCTACCATGTGTGCGGATTGCGTCCGCCGTTTTGCTGATGGCAAAAGCTTTAGATAAAATCTGTGTTTGATTTGTGTGCTCAGTTGCGTTGCCAAGTGTCGCCATCGAGGCGTCAGCACCCTCTACCTGTGCATTGACCGCAACAGCAGCCAGGGCATCAGACAGGTACGAGAATGTACGCGCAGTAACCTTCTCGGACTTAGTCATAGATTGAAAGGGGGTATCAAAAGGGCTAATATTTGAGATTATTGAATGCACGTCTTCGGCTTTACCGACTTGTGAATAGGTAACATAATTAGTCATGGTTAGTCTTTCTGTTCAAGGAATTAAGATGTGTAGTTAAAGTACAAATCAATCTTCCCAGCGGGCCATTAGGGCTTCCGCGATACTATCGTTATCGTTATCAAATGGATTGTCGATTAGCTTCTGATGCGCTTTGTTGCGCCTAGATGCTTTATCTTGATCCTTTGACGGTGCTGACTTCTTGGAACTCAGGATCTTAGTCTTGCCGTTCTTCCCTTTGAGTAGCCTGGCTGATGCTTTTTTGCTTTCAGCGGACTGCTTTGATTGGTCGTAAAGGCGTGCTTTGTTCAGTAAAATAATGACACCAGGATCGGTGTATGTATCAACTGCTTCCTGTGGGAGGCCTGACTTTACCGCGTATTGGCGGATCTCTTGGTAGAGGTCAGTGCCCCAGTCCGGTAGCTTCTCCTCAAGGACCTTAATGCATGCTGCGGCGGCCACTTGTGTTGCTTCTCGGCTTTGTGCTTGGAGTTCAGACATCATCTGACCACTTTCCTCTTTCAGAAATTTTAGGTCATCCTCTGCCGTCCGCGCATCCAAACGCAGTTGGGCGAAGGTATCAGGTTCCATCTGCCTGGAGGCAACCAACATGTCGATGTCAGAGTATGGTTTGTACCGTGCTTCTGCGCGTTCCATGAGTTTTTGATAGCTTGCGTTTGTCCTAGCCAGATTTTCATCTGTAGCTTTGCGCTGGGCTGCTAGATCTTGGCTCTTTTTGGTTAGACTGGCCTCCTGGCCGTAGAGACGTTTTAGGTCCGACACGGATACCTTTTTTGACTCGCCGTTAACCTTCAGTTCAACAAAACTATCGTCCGTTGCCAGTTGAGGCTCATCGTCGTCCTCATCGGCATCTTCGTCCTGTTCATCATCTTGGCTATCGTCTTCGTCATCAGGGTCCTGTTCATCACCGTCATCATCTTCATCGACTGGTGTGTCGTCTGTATCATCCTCTTCAACCTCTGAGTCTTGGAGATTGTCGGATGTTGCATCTTCGTCCTCGATTTCGGATAGGTCTGCACCGTCCTCCCATCGGCTTAGGATTGCTGCCGCCGCATCATCTGTATCAAATGATTGGGGCTCAGAGTTATCTTGCTGCACGTTGGTATTCATAGTGCGATTTCCTCTTGGCTGTTGTCGCCTCGCTGCTTAGTTAGGATGCTATTACGCACCTCAACACGCTGTTTTAACGTATCCACCACGTCGATGATTGCTCGGTAGTGGGTGTATACGAGCTCTCGATCACCTGGTTTATCAGCATCTGTGTTAACAAATGTTGTAAACGCAGTGTTCACGGTTTCATTGATGACAGAGTTGAACGCAGGGGCCGAAAGTAGGGCCTCTGCTTCATCTCCAGCCACCACAAGTTGCTCTTCTTGTGTAGACATTTAGTTTCCTTTGATTAGCCGTTAGGCGATGCGATAGCCCGAACATCATCAGCATTACGCGCAATCTCAAGTTCCTCGAGGTTGACGTATTCTTTGTGATCTTGTTGGCTCTCCTGGAGGTCCATCTTGTCACTGCTGAGTGCGAATTGCGTCTTGGCCTTCATCTGGTCAAGCTCTAGCTTCATCTGCGCCATTTGGGCATCGTGCTTTGCTTTCATCTCTGCAACAACGGTCTGTCGTTCCTGGATTTCAAGCTGTTTCTGAGCCGCCTGCATTTGCATTTGCTGTGCTGGGTCAGGCTCTTTGGGTGGTAATGTGGCAGGGTCTGTAAGGTAGTCTGCGATGTTCTTTATTCCAGAATGCTCAAGGATGGCGCCAAGCATCTTAAATTTGTTCGGTGCTGCGTACATATCTTGAAGCGCTGGGTCACTCCCGAGAAGCTGATGCATTGCAAGAAACTTCTGCACCATGCGTTCCTGGTCGCCGTATCCGAGATTAAACTCAACTTGCACATCACGCTTTGCGGACCACTTTACTGGGTCCACCTCGACAAATCGGCCAGCAAGTTCCACTATCTTTTCCGAGCTCTCGTTTTCTACCACTAACTGGTACACCATTGTGAAAAGAGGGCTAAGGAAGTTGTTTGCGAAATTACGTGCGATGATCTTCTGGCGCTGCTGACTTAGCGTGGCTAATTGCTCGACCATAGCCGCTGAATTTTGCTTGCTTATTGCGTCCTTGTTTAAACCTTGCGAGATTTTTGATACGCCACTCGTGTCCTCTTTTTCCTCGTTAAGCATCGATAGCGTTTGGAAAACGTAGGGAT